TAGAAGGAGAGATTGAAAACACTAAGCAAGTTCTTAAAGATGCGAACAAGGGAGCTTCACCGTATTCTGAAAGGCAGGTTCCATACGAAGAACTCGCTAAGCAGGGTGTAGTTCGGAAGGTAGACAAGAAAGAAGCCAAGCTGAGGAAGAAGGCATCTGAAAATATGGCAAAAAGAGCAGTAGAAAATTTAAGTGAGAAAGACTATGAATACATGGGGAAAAACAAAAAAGTGGACTGATTACACTTATGTGGGGTATAAAGCAGTGGATTTAGGCGACGTAATTATTTATAACGAATCGGAAAATCAATTTCCTGGGTATCAGACAGCTGGCGCAGCCGCTTTTGATATCGCATCGGATGATTCCGTATTTTTAGACATAGGGGAAACCAAGGTAGTAGGTACGGGGTTGTATTTTGCGCTACAAGAAAACATGGTAGCGGAGATTACCCCTAGAAGCTCTTTGGGGTTGCGAGGAATTACCATTCCAAATTCCCCAGGTATTATTGATTCAGATTACAGAGGAGAAATTAAAGTTCTTCTAACTAATCTAAGCGATACGCCGCATTTTATCAACAAAGGAGACAGGATTGCACAAGTTCTAATTAGACCTGTTGTAAAACCTCCACTAGTAAGTGTTTCTTTTGATGAATTCCAGGACTATAATAATACTGAACGGGGCTCTGGTGGCTTCGGTTCTACTGGAAAATAATGGCGTATCAATTTCAAGAATCAATTCAAAAGGGAATCCTTTACTTGGTAAAATCAGACCAAGATTTCTTAGTTCAATCTATGCCTATGATTAAGGCGGAGTACTTTGAATTCCCCTCTCATCAGAAGATATACACTGTGATTACTAATCACTATGAGGCGTATAAGAATCTCCCTAGCGACGACCAAATCTTAGAAGGTATTAAAGATATTAAGACTTCTAATGAGTTGATGGGGGATTATCGGGATGAGATAGACTCAATCAATTCTCTAGATACTTCCGCAATAGATAACAGCAACTACCTGTTGGATAAGGTTGAGGACTTTGCTAAGTCGGAGGCTATGAAAAGTGCCATTCTGAACTCTATTGAGGTTCTTAAACAACCAAAGCCCAACTTCTCTCAGATTGAATCTGAGCTTCGTAGTGCGCTTTCTATCAATAGGAATGTAGATTTAGGTATCGATTACTTTACGGACATTGATGAGCGCTGGGAGCGTATTACAAGCGAGTCTGTAGCCGCTGAGTTCCGAACTCCCTTTGAGACTATCAACAGAGAGCTTGAAGGAGGTTTGGCTGCTAAAGAAATGGCTATGGTTGTGGCTCCTCCAGGCGTGGGTAAGTCTTTGTTCTTGGCTAACCAAGCGGTGCGAAGCTGTATGGACGGCAAGAATGTTCTTTATGTTTCTCTTGAGATGTCTGAAGATAGAGTTGCACAAAGACTTGATAGCATCTTTACCCGCATTGAACAGAGACAGTTGAAGTCTCGTATTGATGACCTGAAGCAAAGGTTGGATACTGTCTCAACTCAAATCTCTAATAGAGGAAAGCTAATTATTAAAGAGTTCCCTACTAAGCGATGCACAGTATCAAACCTTAGAGCCTTCCTAAACCAATTAAGCAATTACAGCGACTTTGTTCCTGATGTAATCATTATTGATTACTTGGAGTTGATGTCCACCGATGGACAAGCAAAAGAATATCAGGCGCAAGAGAGGTGCGCTCAAGAGCTTAGGGGTCTGGCTACGGAATATAAGTGCTTGGTCTGGACAGCTACTCAAACCAACAGAGAGGGTAAGAAAGTAAATCTTATTACAGATGCAGAGCTTGCTGATTCTTATGGTAAGATTCGTGTTTGTGATTTGGCATTCTCAATCAATCAATCTGAGCAAGAATTCGATGAGAAGAAAGCTCGATTGTATTTGATGAAATCTAGGAACGGCAGAGCTAGATTCTGTGTTAACGTAAAGATTGATTACGACAGGCTTGTAATCTCTGAGGATGCATAATGAAGAAATGGAAGCACCCGGAAGTCCTACACACAGGACATAAAGATTTTAAGATAGTTCAAAAACCTTTAACTAAGGATAGTTTATACGGGTGTGTTGAGTTTCCTAAAGCAACTATAACTGTAGACCCTAACCAGAGCGAGGTTGATTACAAAGGAACTTTACTACATGAGATTATTCATGTTGGTTTGGACTTATGGGGTTTAGGTGATGACGACGAGATGCCTCAAATTGGTAATGAATTTATTACTACCGTAACTTCTAATATGTTGCAGGTATTATGGGGTCAAAATAAAGAACTTTTTACTTTTATATTTAGTAGCGATGAATGATATAACTGAAGCGTATGATAACATCAAAGACTTGTACTTAAAGTTTGCGAAAGATTATCTCTCTGTATCCGACCAAAACATGGATGTTTGCCTACAAAAACATACATCTATCTATGCTTTTTTTGGAGCGGTGCTAGCCCATGCAAAATATGTTTTAAACGACGCGGAAGCAGACTTCGATTATCAAGAAGCTCTTTGCAGAGAAGCAAGAAGAAAAGAACTACAAGAGTCTGGACAAAAAGCAACTGATAGAGCCTTAGACGCTTACTTGAAGACAGTGCCCTCTTTACGAGAGCAGTCTTCTGTTGTAAGAGACGCTCAACATAAATATAACTTAGCTAAAAATCTAGTCTCTTCTTTGGACCATCAAAAAGATATGTTGGTTCAGATGTCCGCTAACAAAAGGGCGGAAATTAAACTACATGAACTTTAATAAACTGAGGTAATAACTAATGGTTAACATTGACGAACTACGTAAAAAATATCAACAAATTAATAATCCTGGTGGAGGAAACCAAGAATTTCTTAAGAAGTTTTTCATGATGGAAGATGGAACTTCTTACGTTAGAGTCCTACCGCCGAACGACCCTGATGGTCAATTCTATTCTGAAACTTCTATCCACAGAATCAACGACAAGAACTATCATTGTCCGCGAGAGAAAGGTGGCAAGTGTCCTGTATGCGATACTTACTACGGTTTGTGGAAGCAGGTTAACGAACTTGGAAAAGAAAACCCAGCAGCTCAACCACTGATTGATACTGCTCGTCAGATTAAGGCTCGCAAGCGTTTTTATATGAACGTTGTTGACCGAAGAGACGAGAGTGTTAAGATTCTATCCGTGGGACAAAAGCTGTTCAGTAAGATTCTAGATTCATTCTTTGATGAAGATTATGGCGACATTACTGATGTTGCTTCTGGTTGGGATTTTAAAATCATCAAGGAACAAATCGGTGGGTTCCCGAACTACGACAAGTCTGCTCCTCGTCCGAAGAGCACTCCAGCAGGTTCGGAAGCTCAAGTTTCAACTTGGATGGATGAGTTGCATGATATTCATGCCCTTATCAAACTTCCTGAATACGATGAGTTGAAGTCTCTTGCTATGGAGATTGAATCTATCACTAGACCTGAACGCCCTGCGCCCACTCACGAAGATTCATCTTCCGATGACGGCGATAGTTTTCTGCAAAACTTAAAGGACGTTAACGTCTAATGGAAAAGGACCGAAAACTACGTATTCTGTGCTGCCCTGCTAACCATGGTGGATGTGCGTACTATAGAATACTCATGCCCATGAAAAAGCTGGCGGAAAAGTGCGGAGACGTAGTCGAGGTTCGCTTTGACGATAATCCTCTGGGGTACGACGATGAAAAAAGGTGTACTCCGGAGGACTTCGAATTCGAAAATATGAAGTGGGCGGATGTTGTCTTTACGCACAACATTCACTCGCGTGGAGGAGCTTACACAGTAAATATTCTAGCTAAAGCAGCTGAGCTTGGTAAGTTCACTCACTACGACACCGATGATTTATTAACAGACCTTTATACAGGGCATCGGTTGTATGATGTGTATAAAGAACAGAAGTTAGATGAGGCATCGAAGGTTCTCTATTGGAATGCGGACCTTGTTAGTGTTACTCAATCTAAGTTTGCAGAAAGAATTAAACCTTTCTGCTCAAAGGCACTCGTCGTAATCAAAAATGCTATTGATTACGACCTACCTTGCTGGAATGTTCCGTGGCAACCCGCTCCACAAAAAAGGATGACCAGAATCGGTTGGGTGGGGGGCATCCACCACGAGGAAGATGTTAAAGAGTTTAGAAGCGTAATCTTAGGGATGAACTCCAAGGTTGGAGCAGAGAACTTACGATGGACGTTCCATGGCAGACCTCCACTGAAAAAAGGAGAAAAAAAAGATTGGCAACAAGACGTTTGGGATGCATATGAGAGACATCTAATGTACGGCGTTCCAATGAAACAAAGAAAAAACATATTCTTTGGTCATGCTATGAACGGGGAGCACTACGGAGTGATGTATAGAGATATGGATATTAGTATCGCTCCTCTACAAATGAATAACTTTAACGATTCTAAATCTGATATCAAATTAATGGAGTGTGGTAGGTACGGGGTTCCTCTCGTTGCTAGCGACGTTGGATGCTATGCCGAAACTATTAAAGATGGTGAGACTGGATTCCTCATTCCTGATGGAGCTCCTAAGAGCGAGTGGGTAAAGAAACTTACATTGCTTCACAAAGATAAAAAATTACGCAAGCAAATGGGAGAGAACTTACGACAAATCGTAAATGAGCGATTCAACATTAACAATCATGTAAGAGAGCGGTACCATCTGTACAAGCAACTGATGGGATACAAAGCAGAGGCTATGAAGAAACATGCAGAGCAAAGTAACAGCAATAGTTAAAACAATAGGAAGACCTACGTTACAGAAAGCTATAGACAGTGCGGAGCGTGAGGGCTTTCCTGTCGTCGTTGTCTCTGACGGACACCCTCTGTATGACCAAGAGACTGGTGAGTTAATTGTTGGTGGTGCGGACGCTGCCATTGAATTAAAAAAGAACTGGGGTTGTTACGGAGCGGTAGCTGCTAATGTTGGAGTTGCCTTAACTGAAACAGAGTATGTGGTTTTTGTTGATGACGATGATGAGCTTGCTCCAGGAGCAGGAGATATCATTAGAAATGCTATCAGCAGAGACTCTTCCGTAGATATTTGGGTACAAGGATTGTTGTTTAACAACGGAATGGAAATGTGCCTGGATAAAAGTAAAGGAGTTGTTATGGGTAACGTAGCTGTTCCTATCTATAAGGTTGATGTCTTAACAAAGAACCCATTTTCCACGGAAGTACCTCCCCATGTACAAGACTATGCTGATTTCTTCCATGTGTTATTATGCCATACAAAAGGATTTAGCGTGGATTGGCTGAGCAAGGTAACGTACTTAGTTAGACCTGAATTGGAGGGAACAAATGGAAGAGGAAAGTAAACTTTTTGTTATCAGCCCTGTGCATAATGCAGAGGAATGGATTGGTAAATGTATCGAGTCTACTAAAAAGCAGACTTATAAAAATTTTATGCACGTAATTATTGATGATGCATCTACGGACGATACATTTAAAAATGCTATTGAAGCAGTAGGGGATGATGACCGTTATATTTTAGGTCATGTGCCAAACAAATGTGGAACTCTGCATAGCCATATTCAGGGGGTAGAAAACTCACTATCTAAGCCGAACGATATTATAGTTCACTTGGATGGGGATGATTGGTTCGCACACGAGAACGTATTGCAGACGATTTCGGATAGGTACAAGGAAACAAAGTGCCTAGCGACTTATGGTAACTACAAGTGTTCTGATGGAAAAACTCCCTCAGTATGTAAACCTCTAAGCGAGACCGGTGATAACTTCCGAGAGTGGATAGTTAGAGGCTGGTGTTTCTCACAGGTTAGAACCTTCTACCGATGGATGTGGGATAAAATTAAGATGGGAGATTTCCTAGACTCAAACGGTAAATTGTTTTCTACATGTGCTGATGTTGCTATCTTTACTCCTATGTTAGAAATGGCGGGAAAAGACAGGATTGAGTACATAGAAGATGAATTAATGATATACAATTTACAAACTCCAAACAATGATTTTAAGATACACCTAGCTGACCAAGTTAGATGCGGTAGAGAAATCGCAATGAGGAAACCTTATGAACGAGTACAACAAAAATAGATGGAATATAATTGGGGACACCTTTGCGGGAGACCCATGTGCTACCCACGGCAAAGACTCTTATCATATAGAATGGTTACGTAATGGCACAGCTCCCACCAGCTTCCACGTAGACGAGGGATTGTTTCAACCTGGACCCGACTATGTACAAAAGGAAAATAGATATGGTTGGCTTTTAGAATCGGAAGCTATTATCCCCCAAGTATATGCTCACGCACCGAGTGTCCTAGACAAGTATGATTGTATTTTTACTCATAGTGAAGCATTACTTAAGCTAGACCCAAGGTTCAAGCTCGCTCCTGTCGGTACCCATTGGATTGAAGAACCCCAAATGTTTGAAAAAACTAAAAACGTTTCTATGGTATCGTCTAACAAAGCCATGGTTCTTGGTCATCTTTATAGACTAGCATGGGTAGAGAAATTTAAAAATAAGCTTGATTTTTTTGGTAGAGGTTTTAATCCTATCGAAAAAAAGGAAGAAGCTCTGAGAGATTATAGATTCTCAGTCGCTATAGAAAATTGTGCAATGCCAAACTACTTTACAGAAAAGATAGGTGATTGTTTTGCGACAGGAACAATACCTGTGTATTATGGTTGTCCTAACATTGGGGATTATTTTAACACAGATGGCATTATCATGTTAGACCATAACCTAGACCTATCTTCATTAACGGAAGAACTGTATGAATCAAAGTTAGATGCCGTTAAGGAAAACATGGAACTAATACAAAAGTATGAGATTCCAGAAGATTACATTTACGAAACTTATTTTGCGTGGCAAGACAAATGAAAAATATAATAGCTTATAGTTTGTGGGGAGATAATCCCCTTTATTTAGAAGGCGCGTTTAGAAACGTTGATTTGGTGGAAGAACATTTTCCGGGGTGGAGCATCAGGATTTACCACGACCATACTGTCCCTGCTGAATCTCTAAAAGCTCTAAGCGAACACCCTCTAGTGGAGACTGTCTCTGTAGAATCCATGAATATCAAGTATGGTATGTTTTGGAGATATTGTATCGCAGATGATAAGACCGTAGACAGATTTATAGTTAGAGACCTTGATGATAGATTAAATAAACATGACAAGGCAGCGGTAGACGAGTGGATGAAGACTGATTATCCTTACCATATCATGCGCTGTGTTCCTGTTCACAATTTTTTTGTGATGGGAGGTCTTTGGGGGGCAAAACCTAAGGAACTACCTTTCAACATGGGAGAATCTATTCGCCACTTTGAACTTTCAGCTGACGAGCATGATAAGTATCGAGACCAGAGGTTCCTAGGCGCGTACATGTACCTACCCTACGCCAGAGGCAATTGCTTGGTTCATGGTCTTGATTTTAATTTTAATTCAGGAGAAGTTAGAGAATTCCCCGGCTCCCACCTTCTAGGTGGTGTCTATGAACCCCACATTAAGACTTGGGAGGAAGGAAATGCTTAGTATTGCTGAGTTAATAGATAAACTAATCATTGAGAATATGAAGATATTTTCATTGCGGGAACAGATTCACAAAGAAGACATAACTGATGAAGAGTATGTTGAATGTGAGAACAAAATGAATATCCTCAACGAAAACAGAGGAACTCTTATGGATTTTTTAAATACTAAAGTTGATAAAGTTCTAAGTGGAGAAGAAAAAAACCAAGCACTAAGAAACGTGAAAACTTATGCCAAATCTAAAAAGTAACAACTTTAATAATTTAATCGAAGAACTTATTCATGTATGGGGTTCTTGGATGAAGAATCATTACATCGCTAATGATTCTTCTCTGTCGTTTGCGGAAAGGAGAAAGGGTGGTGAGATTTGTGAAAAACTACAAGAGAAGCGCCAAAAACTCCTTATCCAAATAGACGAAACCTTTAACCACTTATGTGAATCAAAATGAATAAAGTTTATATTGCAGGAGCTGGGGGAATGCTGGGTACGGACATGTGCAAAGCTTTTTCTGGCACACATATAGTTAAGGCTTCCGATATAGACCTTAACGAAGAATGGTTGCATTACGCGGACGTTCGGAATAAAATGCAGATGCGCGAGGACATTGTTCCTTTTAAACCTGATTTAATTATTAACTTAGCTGCCCTAACTGATTTAGAGTATTGTGAGGGGCATCCAAAGGACGCTTTGATGACCAATTATGTTGGCGCAAAAAACCTCATGGAGATTGCAAAAGAGCTGGATATTCCTTACGTTTATATCTCCACAGCGGGAATATTTAAAGGCGACAAAGACCACTACACTGAGCAAGATAAGCCGGAACCTACTAGCGTTTACGGAAAAACTAAGTATGACGGAGAACGCCACGTCTTGCATAATTATCACAAATCCTATGTGTTCCGCGCAGGATGGATGATGGGCGGAGGAAAGAAAGACAAGAAGTTCGTTGGCAAAATCCTAAAACAGCTAGACGCTGGAGCATCTACAATTTATGCAGTAGAGGATAAAGAAGGAACTCCTACTTACACTAAAGATTTTTCCGAGTGTTTGTATAACGCTGTCTTTAACGAACGTCTATCATATGGTCTTTACAATATGGTGTGTGAGGGTCATGTGAGTAGATTTGATGTAGCTGTCGAGATACTAAACCACTTGGATTTGGACGTTGATGTTGTTCCAGTAGACTCCGAGTTCTTCTCAGCAGATTACTTCGCTCCTAGACCTACATGCGAAGCTTTAGTAAATAACAGATTAAACGTTATGGGCAAGAACATCATGCGTCCGTGGAAAACATGCTTACAGGAATACTTAAATGATAGACGGTGATTTTTTAATATACCATCACTTAGGCTTAGGAGACCATATTACGCTGTCTCCTTTAGTGAGGTTGATTGCACAGCAGTCCAAAACTATGTCTGTCATAACCAAAGAGTGGTATGTGGATAACGTCAAGTTTTTGTTCCGAGATGTAGAAAATATAAATATTATTTCTTGCCGGGGTGACCACGAAGCAGCTTCTATTTTTCACCAATGGCAAGGACCTAAACTAAATCACATGTTCAAACCCGAGATGGAGAGTGATGAAGAAGGAAGATTCTTTGAGGACGGTTGGTACTCTAGCTTTGGTATAGACCCTAAATTTAGGAAAGAGGCGTTCCATGTTCAGCGAGACCATGACAGGGAGAAGGAAGTTTACGATAAGATTGTTAAAGAAGATAATTTTATTTTCGTTCATGATGACCCGTCAAGGGGGTATAACATTGATGTGGAGTATGATGGTCAGATTATACGAAGCCATGATTACCCCGAATACCTTCTTTTTGATTTTTATAAAATACTAGAGGAGGCTAAAGAACGGCACGTTATGTACAGTTCTTTCTTTGCTTTGATGGAGACCACAGACATGCCTTGCTATCTCCACGAGACTACAGTTAACAAAGTTAATGGGATAAAGCCAAATAGAGTTAAGGAATTTGCCTCTAGAAATATAATAGTAGTATGAAACCAACAGCACTGCTAATCCAACCTGGAGCATTCGGAGACCTATTTGTGTGTGCGCCTATCGCTGAGTGGTACGCAAAGCAAGGTTATGAAATTTTTTGGGCGGTTCAAAAAAAATTTGAGTCCACGCTCAAACGCTTTGATTATGTAACCCCCATCATTTTATCGGAGGATGTTATAGCCCCAGATTGGCTGAGGTCAGATGTGCTGAAGATTTTGCCTATGGTGCATGACTATGATAAAGTTATAAACGTGGCTGATAGAGGTCCACATCCCACCGCTCAATACCCGTGGGAGACCTTTGAAGTGTGTAAGTATAGAGTAGCGGAAGTTCCTATCGAACAAAAAAACAAACTCACTTGGAGCAGAGACAAGGAAAAAGAAGATGCTCTTTACGAAGCTGTTACACGTAATTTACAAGGTAGAGAATACGTTGTCGCTGCTACTCAAAGTTCTCATAACGACTTTACGAATATCCCAGACTCGGAAAAACGGGACGTAATTCATGTAACCGAAATTGAAGGTTACGATATTGTTGATTGGTATAAGGTAATAAAAGAGGCTAAAGCAATTTATTGTGTAGAGAGTTCTGTTCAATGTTTTATAGATGGAGCAATAGACCATTTCCCTCAAGATAAATTCCTACTTAAAAGAAGTAGCATAACAGATAACCGCCCTTATACGCAAGCAAAAAATTGGAATTTATCTCACTTTTAAGAAAATAATAAAACTATAATAAAGTATGAAATTTTTAATTACAGGTATTACCGGGTTCGCAGGACCCCACCTTGCCAACCTCCTTCACAAAGAAGGTCATGAGATTTTTGGACTCGTTCGGTGTTCTAATGGTAGGGAGGCGGACATTTTAGATGTTGTCCCTGATGAAGTATATTCGGACATTAATTTTCTATATTCAGATTTATGCAACTTCGGTACATTAGATAAACTATTTAAAGAGCATAAGTTTGATGGAGTTTTTCATCTAGGAGCTCAATCTCACCCTCCAACAAGTTTTACAGACCCTATTGGAACCTTTGAATCTAATGTAATGGGTACAGTAAATCTAATTAAGGCGATTGAGGACAACCAACCTGATTGTAAGTTAATGTTCTGCTCCACTTCTGAAGTTTATGGAAACGAAGGGAGAGACGGTAGAAAAATTAAAATTGATAATACCTTGCTCCCGGCTAACCCATATGGAGCTTCCAAAGCAGCTATCGACCTTTACATGCAAGAGCGCATGATTAATGGTAAATTAAAAGGTTTCATAACTAGAGCATTCTCTCATACAGGTCCAAGAAGAGGTAAGAATTTTTCTATCTCCTGCGATGCTCACCAAATTGCTAGAATGATGAAAGGGTACCAAGATAAAACTTTATCTGTAGGAAACTTAGAAACTGTTCGGGTTGTTATTGATGTGAGGGATTGTGTGAACGCTTACTACTTGGCAATGATGAACGACGACTGCCTAGGTAAGATTTTTAACGTCTGTGGAGATACCCCCCGAGAGATGGGATTCTACACGGATAAACTAATAGAATTAAGTAAATTAGAAGGCGTTGAAAAATGGATAAACCCTAAGTTCTACAGACCTATTGATATCGATTACCAGCACGGCGATTCTACAGAACTAAAAGAATTAACCGGATGGGAACCCACATATTCTATCGACCAGACTATGCAAGACTTACTAGACTACTGGTTGGAAAAGCTGTAATGGGGGAACTTTACCTACATGATTTAAAACCGTACATGGACAAGTATGGGTGTAACGTCTTTGTTGAAACAGGCACGGGGGTAGGAACCGGAGTGCAACATGCTCTAAGGTATCCTTTTGAAAAGCTATACACGATTGAGATAATGGAGGAGTTGTGGAAGCATTGTAAAAAAGAAATCAAAGACCCTCGTGTGGAGTTTATCAATAACAACTCTCTTGATGGGTTGGAAGGTATTTTAGAAAAGGTTAAAGATGAAGAGAGCGTCTTCTTTTGGTTGGATGCTCACTTCCCTGGCGCAGACTTTCAGTTTAATGATTATGACCATCTAAAAGATGAACCTAAACTACACAAACCTTTGAAGAATGAAGTGCTACTGATTAAAGAAGCTCGACCTAACGCCAAAGATGTATTCATCATTGATGATTTACAAATCTATGAGGATGGTCCTTTTGAGCTGCTGAATCAACCCTTCAAAGATAAGTACGGGGAACTTGGTATTGAGTTTGTTACTGAAAGCTACGGGGAGTCTCATGATATGAAAAGAGACTATAGGCACCAAGGGTTTTTAATACTAACACCAAAAGACCAGGACTAACAAATGCACAGTAACTCTAACTCCGACGCAGGGCAAGATTTTTTTGCCCTGCAAATAAACAAGCACATGTCAGGTGGTGTGTTTGTGGATATAGGCTGTTCTGATTACCAAAGAAAAAATAATACATTGCTTTTAGAGAAGGACTTTGGGTGGACAGGTATAGGAATTGATATGTTTAGTGGGTACAAAAGTGGTTGGGATGCCCATAGACCGGATAGTACTTTTATTGTATCAGACGCAACAACTATTGATTACAAAAAATTATTTGAAAAGCACAACCTGCCTAAGATAATTCAGTACGTTAGTATTGATATTGACCCTACAACGGGGAATATAGATGTGTTGAAGAGTTTGCCTTTTGATGATTATATTTTTAATGCAATAACTTTTGAACATAATCTGTATTTAAAAGACCATCCCAACTCAACAGAAACTCCTCATGTGGAGAGGGTAAAAAACGAAGCCAAAGAGTTTATGGCTTCCCAAGGGTATACATTATACAAAGAAGATGTAGAGTTTCAACCAGGAAAGCCTTTTGAGGATTGGTATATTTATGAAAAATAAAACAGCATTAGTTTTTGGGGCGGGTGGCTTTATCGGCAACCACCTTGTATCTCGTCTAAAGCGAGAAGGTTATTGGGTGCGAGGAGTGGACCTAAAGAAACCAGAGTTCGGAGATACCGAGGCTGACGAGTTCGTGATTGCAGACCTAAGAGACCCTAAAAAGGTACAGACTGTTATGCAGCTAGACCAATCCTTTGGAAAAGGTTTTGATGAACTATATCAACTTGCTGCCGACATGGGAGGTGCCGGGTACATTTTTACGGGAGAGAATGATGCCGATGTAATGCACAACTCAGCCGCAATTAACTTGAATGTAGCCCACTGCGCCTCCTTATTCAAACACCCTCCTAAAATATTCTACTCTTCGTCCGCGTGTATTTATCCGGAAAGGAATCAGGTAGACCCTGATAACCCACTTTGTTCTGAAGACTCTGCATACCCAGCAGACCCCGACTCTGAGTATGGGTGGGAGAAACTTTTCTCTGAGAGAATTTATAAGTCCTTTGCTAGGAACAAAGGGCTTGATGTGAGAATCGCTAGATTTCACAATGTCTTCGGTCCCTTAGGAACTTGGCAAGGAGGCAAAGAAAAGGCTCCAGCCGCCCTGTGTAGAAAGGTAGCTGAGATTGAAGATGGGTTTATTGAAGTTTGGGGTAAGGGAGACCAGACGCGCTCCTTCCTTTACATAGATGAGTGTGTAGAGGCTGTGAGAAGGTTGATGGACTCTGATTGCACAGAGATAATTAACGTCGGGTCTGAAGAAATGATTAGTATTAACAATCTAGCTAATATGATTATCAATCTATCAGGGAAGGATATAGAAATAGATAATGTTCCTGGACCTGAAGGTGTTCGCGGCAGGAACTCAGATAACAGGCTGATTAAGAAGTGTTTGGGGTGGGAACCAAGTCAACCTCTAATTGAAGGCATTAAAAAAACTTACGCTTGGATTAGTGAACAAGTAAATAATGTGGAGGTTAAATAATATGCCCAGAGTACCAAGACGAATAGCTAGACAAAATGTATTAGAGCACGGCTTAGCTCCTGACGGCGAACCACTAGAACCAGTGGAAGAAGTTGTTGAAGCTAAACCAAAAGCTAAAAAGAAAACTACTAAAAAGTCAAAAACTACTACATCAAAAAAATCAGAATAGCACTTTAATAGTGTATGGGATTTCTACAAGATGTGTGTAAAGAGCTAGATGGAGCAACCACTCTAGCGGAAGAGAGCCAAGCCTACGGTTTTGTAGACTCTGGCTCTTATTCTTTGAATAAGGTTATATCTGGAAAGTTCAACGGTGGGTACCCCATCGGAGCTATCACAGAGATTTATGGCGAGAGCAGTACAGCAAAAACTGTATTTCTCACTCATGCGTTTGTGGGAGCACAAAAGAAAGGCTACCACACTGTTATGATAGATAATGAGCAAGCATATTCGCCATCATTTGCTAAAGTTTTGGGTGTTGACCCGGACAAACTTTTGTACATGGCTCCTGAGACGCTAGAAGATTGCTTTAATGCTATTGAAAAAAGTATCCTAGCGATTAGAGAGAAAGACCCGGACACTCCTATCTTGATAGGCTACGACTCTATTGGTGTTTCTCCTAGTAGAAAAGAAATGGAAGGCGATATGGCTGGAGACCCGAACATGGGGGGAGCTATCAGAGCAAAGGTTGCTGGCATTTGTTTACGCCGAATAAATCCTTTGCTTAGAAAATACAAAGCAGGGTTGATTATCATCAATCAGATTAGAAGTAAAGTGGGCGTTATGTTTGGAGACCCGCGAACTAAAGCAGGAGGAGGTAAATCCTTGTTGTATTACTGTGGCACATCACTAGAGACTATGTCAGGAAAGAACGACGTTCTTTATGATGGCAATAAAAACCCACTGGGAATCACTGGCAGAATAAAGTGTGTTAAAAATAAGATAACTGTTCCATATCAAGAATGTGATTTCGAACTTTTATATGATAAAGGTCTGACCCGAGAGGAAGGATTAGTTTATACTTTATTGAAATCAGGTTCCGTAACCCAGCCTTCAAAAGGATGGTACTCTATAGATGGCACTACCAAGCACAGGGCAAAAGATTTGCAGAAGGAGCTTTCCGCTAAAATTGAGTCGGGGGAACTAGAATGAGGTTTATCCCATTAGATAAGTTTGCTGATTCAAGAGGGTGGAGCTTAAATGATATTTTCGCTTTGGCGAAGAAAAACATGAGAAGTCCTAGTGAACTAACAAACGATGAAATTAAATCCCCTTACGATTACCAGATAAATTATTCTATTTTGTACCCTGGGATTGTAAAGGCGTGGCATCGTCATAAGCACCAAGATGATTACTTCTGTGTTTTGAAAGGCATGGCTCAAGTAGGAATCGTTAATGAAGAAGGAGCTAAAAAATATTTTATTGGCGAGCATAACCCTGGGATTGTTCACATCAAGGCGGGAGAATGGCATGGATTAACTTGTGTCGGAAACGAGCCTTGCGGACTATTATATTTTGTAACAAAAGAATACAACCCTCGCGTACCCGACGAAGAGAGAGCCCCGTTTGAGAAGTACGTAGGAAAAGATTGGTGGCTCCCAGAAAATAAATGAAAGAAATCTTAGGAACATTAGCATTAATCTCTTTATTCATCTATATCTGCTTATTGCCTTGGTTGGCTATGTACAGAATCCTGATGGTTTTGGCAAGAGTTACGCGGTGGGTAGCTATTAAAATTATAGATTTCTCTAGCTGGGTTTTTAGAGGAGCTGTATATGCTCACGGGAAACATAGGGCTAAAAATCCACGGAAGGAAAAGAATAAAGAAGAAGAACAATTTGGAGATTCCTTAGAATTCTAGACTAAATACTACAGAGGTAAACAAATGCATCCCCTACATGAAATTAAGAAAAAAGGTTCTCCTGATGAGACTGCCAAGAAAAAAGACAAGGCAAGACCAGGACGCTCTCGCGTTCCCGTTGTCCCCGCTATCAAAGTTGCTTTAGCGAGACACGGGTACGGTTTTATCTTTACTACTCCACAAGCTGATGATTATTATGTAATCACTCACGGAACGTGGGGTGAGAAGTCCGCAAACAAGGTTGTGAAGAGCTTTCCGCCGGGAACGTCTTACGAGGAGCTTAAAGGCTACTCTGAGCGCACTAAAGCTAAGCACGGCGCTAAGAAGCCTGGAAAGGAGGCAAAGGGTAAAGTGGAGCAGGAGAAGGCTGAGGCTGGATACGCTACCAAGAAGAACCCTAAGAAGGAAGACTAATGCCTCGTAATTATATTCCAAAGACTGCTTATTTTGCTGAACATCGCATTCAGAAAATAGCCAAAGACCTCATATCTGATTGTAAAGAAGATAGACAGAGGGCTTTGGAAGTCTTTGATTTCTTTCAAAACATGGTTGCGACTGACCACGATGATGATAAATCTAAGGCAGAAATGAGTAAAGCTCTAGAGCTTTCTCAAGATGCTAATAATAAAATCGTAAAAGTTCTCGAATTGATGCTTAAAATGACTATGACAGAGTTGAGGGAAAGCAAATCTGCTCCCGAAAAACTGTCCTTCGAGGATTTAAAGAATGAGCAAAAGAGATAAATATACTGTTTATAACACTCAAATTGATAAGTTTATTCAAGTTGAGAAGTTACGGGATGAAGATGTTGATGAGATTTTTCAACTACTAAAAGAGCGGGTAAAGGAACCAGGGTTCAATATTAATAAATATATCTGCTTTATCGTTGGGCATTGCATTAAAGACTGCCTGAAAATTTACGAAAAGCACGAAGGGGACTTGGCAGACTCCCTTTTCGATAATGTTATCGACGTTTATCCTTGTTTCGCAGTGGACAATGCCATGCGCGTCCTCAATATTGGGGAGGATGTAAAGCCTGTAACCACTAAAGATTATACACTAAAAGAGATTGAAGCTATCAACAAGCGCATGAAGAAGCGTTTGATTGGTCAAGACAACGCGATTGATGAGGTAACAAAAGCTGTTAAACTCGTAAACTCTGGGTTGGAGGACAATTTGTCGCTGTTTTTCATCGGTCCTACAGGCGTAGGGAAGACTGAGATGGCACGTATTTTGGCGGATGAGTACCTTGGGGGTCAGAAGAAACTACTAAAGATTAACTGTGGTGAGTATTCTAACTCACATGAATATGCCAAATTGATTGGTAGTCCTCCTGGATATATCGGTCATAACGAGAAAGGCATTCTAACTGAACGAGCAGAAGAATCTAATGAGTGGGTTATCTTGTTTGATGAGATTGAGAAGGCTCACCCTAAGTTCTATAACCTCCTTTTGAATCTCCTGGATGAAGGTAATGTTACCGACAGCAGAGGTACAGTCCTTGATTTCAGCAAGTCCATTATCTTGTTTACAAGTAATGTGGGTATTAAAGACAATGTGGGACGGAAAACCGTAGGATTTGGCGGACACGAAACAAGTTATGATGAAGCCAAAGACGATGTGGTACAGGAATTTGAGAAGAAGTTTAGTCCTGAATTTAGAAATAGGCTAGACGGTGTTGTCCATTTCAATCAATTAACAAAAGCGGATGCTGCTAAGATTGCTAAGATTCAGCTATCAAAGTTGCCTGTATATTCCTCCCCGAAGCTTGTTGAGTACATTGTGCAGGAATCTTTCTCCCCTATGTATGGAGCAAGAAACATCAATCGGTTTATTAAAAACAATATCACTACCAAAATTGCTGATAAAATTCTATCTGGACAAAGAGACGTGAAATTTCGAGCCGTTTTTGATAAAAATTCCTTCTTAGATGTCTCAGCGTGAGTAGATACAATATGAGTATTAAAATGTCTGACCTATTCTCAGCGAGTAGTTTCGCTTCTTTACTTCTCGCTCTCGTCGCGGTAGGGGTTGCCTACGGCACAACCTCTCAACGCTTGACTGAGTTGGAGAAAAGGCAGGATATTTTAGAAACTAGGCAAACTGAGTTGTTGGAGCAAATCCGACAAGATGTTGCTTCCCTACGGGTGGAGATGGCTAAAGTAAGCCAAGATATTTCTTGGCTGAAAGAAAAAGAAACTCAAGAATAGTTTCAACATTAGTGCCCCCACTACTATAATAGGGTATGCAAGAAAAGAAATACCACCTAACTAAGAACTACTGCCGTCTCCGTGAAATGGAGTTTGGTTACAACGGTGTAGCTTCTTCTGATTCAAGCCCACGGGTTCTTGTTACTAGCCAAAACCAATATCAAGTTCGCGGCTTTAACACGAATTACTTGAGCAAAGTAACCGAAAATCGTATTAAAAAGGAATGGACGAAAGTGCAAAACCAACCTTGGTCAACTGCTACGAAAGAACGAGTTGTTCTGAAGCGTCTTGGTGGTAAAGCTGCAAAAAGCTTCCGTTCATACAAAACTGAGTTTATGAATTAAACTTATAGTATTTGTTCTTTTTGAGATAGCGTAGAAAAATTTCTGCGCTATCTTTTTTATTTTACTTTTATAGTATATGAAAGGTATTGTTTTGGCAGGAGGACTTGGTACTCGGCTTCGTCCTTTAACTTATGCAACAAATAAACATTTGTTACCTGTGTATGATAGACCGATGGTCTACTACCCCATACAAACTCTTATTGATGCCGGAATAGATGATATAATGGTAATCACTGGCGGACAACACGCTGGGGATTTCATCAAAGTTTTGAAGAACGGGGAAGAGTTTGGATTAGATAAATTAAATTATGGATATCAAGAAGGTGAAGGAGGGATTGCTGACGCACTCTCTATGGCTGAATCTTTCGTCGGCGGGGATAGCTGTGTGGTCATTCTTGGTGATAACATCATTGCTGACGATATTCGTGGTGCTGTGGATAGTTTTTCTAATGATTTCGGCTGCTATGTCTTTACAAAGCAAGTTGAAGACCCTGAAAGATTCGGTGTGGTCAAGTATGACGAAGAAGGAAATGTGATAGATATCTTAGAGAAACCCGCACACCCTCCCTCCAACGATGCGGTGGTGGGTTTGTACATGTATGACCATACCGTATTTGATAAGATTAGAAGACTATCCCCTTCTGATAGACAGGAGCTTGAAGTTACAGACCTGAATCGTCTATACTTGAAGCAAGGTTTATTTAAATCACATAAATTACATGGCACTTGGATAGATTGCGGAACTTTCGATTCCCTGGCAAAAGCAACACAAAAATTTTATAAAGACAATGAGTAAAAAAGAAATCGTGGTTACGGGAGGCTTTGGATTTATCGGCTCCAGATTTGTTTGTAGCGTATTAAAACATACAGACTATAATGTTAAAATCATCGACAAGATGACCTATGCCGCCGATAAAGGCAGGGTGTTTGATAATATAGACGATAATGATAGACGGAGAATCCAACATCTAAATCTTGATATCTGTGACGTTACTCCTATTAACTTAAGGAATGCAGAGTACGTAGTTAACTTTGCAGCGGAGAGCCACGTAGATAATTCTATTGATGATGGGGAACCTTTCATAAAAAGTAATGTGATGGGTGTTTACAATTTATTGGAGTGTGCAAAAAAGATTGATGGACTCAAAAAATTCATTCAAATATCAACAGACGAAGTGTATGGAGACATGGCAGACCTCCGAGGTAGACAAAGTTCGGACGAGTCCTTTAAGCTCCGCCCAAGCTCGTATTACTCAGCTTCAAAAGCATCGGCGGACCTGCTGGTCGAATCAGCCGCTAGGACGTTCGGCATTCCTTATATTATTACAAGAAGTTGCAACAACTTTGGACCAGACCAAGACCCAGAAAAGCTCATCCCCAAAATCTTTGATTTCATACAGAGGGGTAAAGATGTGCCTATTTACGGCGACGGTCTGCAGTCTCGTGAGTGGATTCATGTGGATGATAATGTTAACATTATCTTAGAATTGCTTTTATCTTCTGCGACGAATGAAATTTACAACATAGGCTCTGGATATAATTATAAGAACCTTGGTCTTGTCCAATACATCGGGGAGTTCTTAGATACTCCTGTCTCATATAACTTTGTTGAGGACCGACTAGGGCATGACCGAGCTTATAGGCTAAACACCAAAAAAGTAAACGCATTCTTAGGAGAAAGGACGTATCAACCATTAGAAAGATTTTTAAAAGATGAAGCTAGACGGATTAAGAGTAATACTTACAGGGGGTAGCGGAAGACTCGGCAAGCAGCTCACAAATATTTTGTGGGACGAGGGTTGCGCTCTTGCATACCCTACTTCCGAGCAGTGGGATATAACCACTACGAAACTCCCGACCATCTTAGATTATTGGGTTCCTGATATTATAATTCATTGTGCTGCGTATACAGATGTTCCGGGAGCAGAGAATAACAAATCCGATGCTGTTAGAGTTAATGTGTTAGGTACGGAAAATGTAGTATCTTTAGCTAAAGATATGGGGTGTAGATTGATACATATTAGTTCTGATTACGTTGGATATCACCCTATGGGATTTTATGCCACCACCAAAATGATGGCAGAAGCCTTGGTTCCAGAGACTGAAACTATAATTAGAACCTCATTCAAGGATAGAGGAACTTGGGGGGAGAACGCCTTGACGGGAGTCTTCCACCCTGTCTACACCAACGCCGATTGGACAGATGTTATAGCCAAGAAGATTGTTGAAGTTATAAAATCTGATTTACGGGGTGTGGTAAACGTAGGAACTAAAGAAAAAACATTGAAAGATTTAGCCATGCAAGAGTACGCCGATGTTGCGGAAATACCTGTAGAAAAAGCAGACGGTATGGTGGGTTATCATTATCCTCGTGATTGTAGGATGAAACTCACTATATAATATATCATGGTAGTAAATGCATTCAATAGCTCAGAGTTAGGTCCCAACATACAACAGCAAACTCCCGCCGCTCAAAGAGATGGACAGCCTTTTGAGGTATTCACAACTGCTGTAACTACAGACACGGCAATACTAATAAACGACAGTGAAGTAGCAGCAGACGAACAACTATACATTTGGGGAGTAACTTTTTGTACTTCCGCTACTGAGTTAGTTGCCGTAAAACTAGAGGCTCATGATTCAAGCCAAGATTATATGTACTTTGGAGCCACCAGAAACTCCGCCTACATTTGGCAATCAAACGTGCCATTTGTCGTTGAAAAAGGAGAAGGATTGCAGTTGAGTAACGCCGTGCCTGCAGCCGTGGGAAAACAACTAAGCTCCACTACGAGCACGATTACCTTATTTTATAATAAAGTTAAAGTTGGGTCTTAACCTGCTATGGCAAGTAATCAGTTTTGCGAACCGCCCGAGCCGCCACCTGACACAGGCACAGTATTCAGCTCTCTAAGCTCGATTGACGCCGCTGTTGGCAGTATACCAACTCCGTACGGAGGATACGGCGGAGAAGGACCTGATTACGAGGCGAGCGGTCTTGAGGAGAAGTTGTACATAAACGCCATAGATATGATGGCAGGGATGTCCAACTTCTTTGCCGATAATACATGGACTGCCGGGGCTGATGAGACGGTAGGGAATTATTGGTCTGTGTCTGATGTTTCTTCAGCGGGGAATGGCGGTGTGTTTGGCAAGATTAGAGCTTCGACCGCCTCCGGGTTTGATGCAGTAGTTGATGCCGTTAGGAATTCTTCCGTTAGTGCCAACGAGAATGATGTTTCCGCGTATCAAGTAACACAATTACAACAAGCTGTTGTTGGTACCGACACAAGTGGTTTGAATGGTATTTATGCAACCAATGCCTCAATAAAAACAAACACCGACACACTGGTGGCTGGCACAAAAATCAAAGCTAGTGATGGCACAACTCTTGGAGCTACATCAAATGCTTTGGATGTGCATGTAGCTGGAGGGGACTCTGGCGGGTTACCGATTAAAATCGCTCCAGGTCCACAAATCAATTCATTATCTGTTAGTGGTAATGGTCCTAACGGCGCTATAGCGATAGAGACATATGATGGGAAGGCTCTTCTAGTTAGTGGTACTGGTGCTGGAGGGGCGGTACAAATGACTGCAACCAGTAATCTCCCTGTTAATATCGCCGCTGTAGGTGTTGGGTTGGGTGTTTACAACTCTCAAGTTCTAGGCTTACAAGTAACGAACGGCTTAGGCGGTGCGTTGGGAGTATCTGCTTTTGAATTTGCAAGTTCTGTTTTTATTGATGAAGATGCCGCTGGAGATAACCCACAAACCAACACAACTATCATAGCCGCTCCAGGCGCTGGTTACAGGATAGTTATTGAAGGGTATACACTCACCGTAGCTGGTGATTCGGGTACCGCTTACGGAGAATTTCTTTTTACCGATGGTGATGCAGGACCAGGTCTGTCTACTGGGTCAACTGGAGTTGTTATAGCCGGAAGAATGCAAAGAAACACCCCTATCTCCCTATGTAGCAATGCATTCACCCCGATTGGACTAGCGGAGAACGCGGCACTAAAGCTAAGCACAACCGAAGGAAGTGGAAATATGTCCTTATTCGGGTCGATACAATTCAGAATTGTGCCACTATAATAGTGTATGGCTATTGTCGCTGTAAGAGGTAAAGGTATCTATCAATACCTTCGCAAAGGATTTAATATTGTGAAGCGGTATCAGAGGGGAGAAAAACCCAATGACGATATAGATTGCTTTCAATTTATAGAGCGATGCAAAACCAAAAAACAAGCAGAGAAAAAAATAAAAGACTCTGAATCACTAGAAATAATTGAAATTTAAATTTTACGCTCTCTATTCCTGAAGATGAAGCTATAATAATCTTAGAGGGGGTTAGTTTAGCATCTCTAGCTCAACTGGACAGAGCAACGGACTTCTAATCCGTAGGTTGCAGGTTCGACTCCTGCGAGATGCGCCACTCAACGGGGAATTAGCTCAGTTGGTAAGAGCAGGGGTCTTATATGCCTCAGGTCACAGGTTCAAGTCCTGTATTCCCTACCAAACACCCTTTAGAACGATGATGAGAATCGCAGAGAAAGAAAGCCGGAAGGGATACGGGAAGTATCGCATTGGGGCTGTAATTACTGACCGCAAAGGAGTTGTGGTTGGACGAGGATATAACAAAGGGGTTACGCACCCTACGTTTGGTAACTCTTACTCAGGTAATCTTCATGCAGAGACATCAGCATTGGTCTCGGCTTTGAAATCCAAGCGGTCTTTGCATGGAGGAACCTGTTATGTGTACCGAGTAGGAGGCAACCTAGCCAAGCCTTGTCCTTGCTGTCAGCAGTTTCTCCGCAGTCATGGTATTACAACGGTAGTTTACTCTACTAAAGAGGGAAACAAAGAGGAGAAGATTTAGGGGGTAGTAGCCCAATCGGCAGAGGCATCGGACTTAAAATCCGTCCAGTCTGGGTTCGAATCCCAGCTACCCTACCACCTCATTCTCACTATTACTCGCAAAGATAGCAGGTTAAGACCCAACGTTAACTTTAGTATAAAATAAGGTAATCGTGCCCACGGTGGAGCTTAGCTGTTTTCCGTAGCCGGCGGGGACGGCGTTACTCAACTGAAATCCTTCTCCTTTTTCGACGACAAATGGTACGTTTGATTGCCAAATGAAGGCGGCTTCGTTGGAAGCCCCGAATAACATATAATCTTGGCTTGAATCATTAGCCTCTAGTTTTGCAGTAACTAAATCAATAGAGGAAGTACAAAAAGCTACTCCCCAAACATATATCTGTTCGTCTGCTGCTACTTCACTGTCGTTTATTAGTATTGTTGTGTCTGTAGTTATAGAAGACGTGACTACCTCTAAAGGCTGTCCGGACCTTTGAACGAGGTGAGTTCGCTGCTGTACGTTCGGACCTAATTTTGAGTTGAAAGAAGAAGTATCTGTGGTAATAGCAAAAGCATCTGTGGCACTGACAGGAGCATCTGTGGGAATAGAGTCCCTCCAGTCTTGCCAGCCGTACCACTTATAGTTGCCATCCTGGGGCGATTCTCCGTAATCATCCAGGGTTTCCAGAAGACCCCAAGCCCCCGAGTTCACAGGTTGCCATACGTGAGAGAAGATAGACATCATGCCGCTTGCGGTTAAGTCATCCCAGGCATCCATGTAATCCTTATGGAATCCTCTCATGGCGGGGAGTCTGTTAGCGTCTCTGACTAC